GCACCGGCGTGGATGGAAGGGCAAGACAGCGAGACAATCCACAAAAGAATGATGGACATGCTGCCGGAGGACATCGACGACACACAGGGCGGCTTTCCTTGGGACTTTACCAAGCCAACCGCCAACGAGAAGGCGGAACTGCTCGAATTCGAGCTAATGGAAGCCATCAAGCTCATGCACCCCATGTGGGCATATGGAGAATGGCTCGACATTCACGCAGCGGAAGTAGGACTGACAAGGAAGGCGGCAAACCAGGCATCGGGAACCGTGACAGTAACCGGGATAACCGGAACAACGATCCCTGCAGGTTTTATCTTTGCAGTACCGGCAACAGGCGGAGCCGCAGCAATCGAATACGAAGTAATAACCGACACGGACATAGACCAAAGCGGCACAGCAGACATCCTGGTCAAAGCAGTAGAAGCAGGCACGAAAGGGAACGTCGCGGAGGACTCAATCGTGATCATGAAGACCCCAATCAAAGGGATAACCGGGATAACGAACCAGGCGCCGATCACCGGAGGAACAGAGGAAGAATCAGACGACGACCTCTGGCAGAGGATAGACGACGCGAACGCCGGAGCCGGTGAATCCTTCGTCGGGAACGACTCGGACTACAAGCGATGGGCAGAAGAAGTGGACGGAGTCGGTACAGCACTCGTTATACCAGAATGGCAAGGACCCGGAACGGTCAAAATCATTCTGCTTGACAGCAACGGAACGGCAGCAAACCCGACGATCATCGGGGAGGTTTACGAATACATCGTAAGCCCAGGAGACCGGATAAAGCGCAAGGCGCCGATAGGAGCCACAGTCACGGTAGACCGACCCAACGAGCTCACAATCGACTACGCGTTCACTCTGCAGCTTGAAGCTGGATATGACCCAGGAACAATAGAAACCGCGTTCAAAGCAGCAATGCTGAAATATTACGCGGAGGCCAAGGAAGAAAGCGTCGTGCGCTACACCCGAGTGGCGGCTGTTCTCACAGGCATCGACGGCGTCATAGATTACAGCAACCTAACAGTCAACGGCGGCGCGGCCAACATTCCGATAGATGACGACGAATACCCGGTAACGGGAACCGTCACGGCATCTTAAGGAGGTGGAGCGATGAATATACCAACAACCGAAACAGGCAAGCGAATGATCGCCAGCGTCTCCCCTATTTACGACAAAGCATACACCGCGAGATGGCTTTTTGAAATCATGGGGATAGAGCTGGAGGAGGCGCGAACCTACATCGAGGAACTAAGATACCAGGCTTCACCGGAGACGTCCACATGGGGACTTTTCTACTGGGAGCAGAGGTATCACATACCAACGGACGAGAACCTCCCGCTTGAAACAAGACGGCAAAAAGTAATGTCGAAGCGCTGGAAATACGCGCCCATGAACCCGGCAAGACTTGAACAATACATCACCCAGGCAAGCGGAAGGACAGCAGAGGTCAAAGAGCACAACGACGAATACCGGATAGAAATCATAATCAACGGAGCCGGACTATTTGAATACCAGAAGATAATCGACCTGATCCGAAGGGCGAAGCCGTCCCACATTGCGACGGAGATCGTCCTGGAGAGCAGCTGCAGCATTCGAGTGCGGCCAGAGGTGGATAGGTACCACTTCCAATCCAGAGCGGCAGGAACATACCCGTACCGAAACATACAAGGCAGTGCACCTGAAGCAGGAATTACAGCGGAGCCTGGCGCCGCTGGGTTCGTTTTTGAGAACAGGCTCTGCGGAATGCCTCGCCAGAGGCTTTAGGAAAGGAGGAAGACCATGCTCACAGCAGCGGCAATAAATAGCTTTAAGGCACACATCGATCGCACGATCGCATACGCAAAGTACAAGATAGGAGCCACCTACTACCAGGCACCAATCCACAAGCGGGAAATCCTATCCGACGGGCGCGTCGCCGTCTACTTTACGATTAACACTACAGGCGCAGCAACAATAGCAGAGGTGCAGCTTTACGACACAAGTGGGCAGCTCTGGGCAACGAAACCGGAGAACATCGAAGTAGCCAGCGTGCAAAACGGCGTCCTTTACCGGTTCACATTTTCAATACAGGAGGTGTAAAACATGGCATACAAGCGAACTTACTGGCAGGACCACGTGACCGAATACAGCGACCGCTACAATGAAACCCAGAACCCGGACGGGACAATAACCCACACTCCGGTGGAAGGAACCATCATACAGCAGGGCACGCCTCAGAACGCCCAAAACTTTAACAACCTGGAGGAGGGCGTATTTGCAGCCGACCAGCTGGCGACCGAAGCGGCAAGGATGGCCAAGGTTAATGCCAGAGAACTGGACGCGGAAAAGGGAGAGAAGGTCACAGTCAACCTGACCAACAGCGCAAACTACCCTTTCAACAACAGCGTCCAAAACATCAGCATAGCGCAAAAGAAGACCAAGACGGACTACTACGTAGACGTCGAAGTGGTCAGCGTAACCGGAGGAGGTGTCGGAGATTTCAGAATTTCCGACAAGCTGCTAAATGGCTTCAAGCTCGCATTCACCGGAGCGGCAACCGCGGTAAGCGTGATTTGCCGAGTGAGAGGAGGCATATAAAATGGCCGCCCACCCAGCAATAGACACATGCGTCTGCTGCGGAGAATACGTCCCAGAAGGACGTCAGGTCTGCCATGCTTGCGAAGCCAACGCAACCAAAAAGGAAGGAGAGGACTATGGCAAACATCATAATCAAGTCGGAAGACAGAAAAAAACGGGAGGCATTCGTCGCCCGTTCATTTGGCGCAAACATGCAAAGCAAAGAACACCGTGAGCACGTCGAGTGCATAGCGGCCAGAACACAGCAAGCACATAGCGAATTAAAAAGAATGGAGGAGCGTAAAAAATGATCATCATTTACAAAACACCGGAAGCAGAGACCAACCACATCGACCACAGCAAGCGCGGAGACAAGCTCACGCTGGGAGACGACGAGCTCACCCTGAACCTTTCCAAGTACGAGCAGGACGATCCGAAGCACATCGACATCTGCTTTGATGCCACCGGCTGCCTCGTGGTAGGAACGGCCACCGGCAGGAAGTACGTCGCGGAGATTGATATCCCCGCACGCAGATACACCGAGGAAGCCTCCGGGGAGGAAACAACCAGGGAGCCGGTAGACTTCGACATAAACCTATGCACGCTCACGCTATGGGCGGTCGATTAAGAAAAGGAGGATAACACACAATGAGCAATTTCGATGATTTCAAACTTTCCGTCGAGGCGTTAAGCGGCGGAACAAACACGGTCAAACTGGACGACGTCGGCATGCCGAGCGTCATGTTCGTTTTACCGAAATACCTAAGCAGCCAGCTGAACTCAAACCTGGGCGCAACCGTGCACCCGGCCTGGAAGGTCAACAACGCAGAGAAAAACAAGGTTTTTATTTCCAAGTACCAAAACATCGTAATGAACGGTAGAGCTTACTCGCTGCCCATGCAAGGACCGGCGCACAGTATCAACTGGGATAACGCCCTGGCGGCCTGCAGAGCCAAAGGAGAGCTCTGGGGACTTACCCCGATGGCATTATGGGGAGCAATCGCTCTGTGGTGCAAGACCAACGGCACCATGCCAAGAGGAAATAACAACTACGGAGCAGACGTCGGCTACCCACACGAGAAAGGCGTAGAAGTAGCAAACGACGGAGCCACACCGCCCAAGACGCAAAGGACGGCCACGGGCTCCGGACCCAACAGCTGGAACCACAACAACGCACCTGACGGCATAGCGGACCTGAACGGCAACGTGAACGAGTGGTGCGCAGGCTTCCGCGTGGCGCAGGGAGAAATTCAGATTATCCCGGACGCAGACTGCATGCTTTCAACCAGCGACATGAGCGAGAGCAGCACGCACTGGAAGGCCATATTGGAGGACGGCACCCTGATAGACCCAGGCACTCCGGACACATTGAAGTATGACTACGTGGCCAGCAAGTGGACACTTGCAAAGACGATAACCAACATGGACGACAGCAGCAGATATTGCCTGTTCAGAGACATGCAGGACGGAGGGCTATCGGTACCGCAGATTTTGAAAGAACTGGCCGTCTTTCCTGCAGATGGCTCCGGGTATGGAGGCGAATATTTTTATTTGAACAACGGCGCAACGGTGTCGCGTTTCCCGCGTCGCGGCGGCTACTGGAACAACACGTCGGTTGCGGGCGTGTTCTATTCGGACCTGAGCTACGCTCGCGCGAACGCGAACACCAGCATCGGGTTCCGCTCCGCTTTTTATGGCGAATAACCCGCAGGAGGCTAACTGCAAACTGCGCACTGACAAACTGATTAGGCGGGCGATAGCCCGCCTTTTCTTTTAGCAAGGAGGAGCCATGGAGGAGGAACAATTACAACCCCAGCAAGCTCGGAGAAGCAAGGAAGAATTCATCCTTCAGGAAAAAATAACAGACATGATCAAGTACGGAAAGAGAGCCGTCGCGCATTTCCCCAGGAGGGAGAAACAGACGGCAGACGAAATCCGGACAAGCATGCTGACCATGCTCCGACTTGCCATCAAGATAAAGAAAAAGTATTACAAAAAGACCACGCTTCAAGAATTGGACGAGGAGCTGGAAGTACTGCGCGTTATGCTTCGAGTAGCAGTCGACAAGGACTACTACGACCCGAACATCGCGCCACCGCTGCCATTCAGAAAATACGAGCACTGGTCAAAACTTAACGATGAAATC